AATTCACAATATTCTTTCTGAATTGTAATTTCAAACAATATTTATATTCATATGATCAAGCTAAAACATTTAGTAGAAAATTCCACAGAAGTTGCTTATTCCCCTTTAACAAAAGAGGAGAAAAAGAAGTTATATGAAACAATCAAAGCTTACAATGAATATCGTGGTTCATTAAAGGCAGAATCCATCTATGAAACTGCAACCAAAATTATGGAAGCTGTTAATCTAGCTGAACGTTATGCCATTAAAGAATGTAACGAATGGATGGAAGCCAAGATGATTGAACGTGACATGAAAGATGTCAAGAAGATGGCTGGTAAGTTATACGAAGAAGCACAAAAAATCAAAGGTGTTGAAAAACAACTTGAGATGTTGTACGAAGAAATTGGTATGAAGTTGGAACGCTATTTTGAAATCGCAGATCCAATTACAGAAGCACCGCAAGCTTATCAAGTACAAGGTAGACCAGATTCAGTCAGTATCGCTTCTTCAAGAGATATCGATCAAACCAATTAAAATATTCTAGATGGGATACTATCAATAAATTCAATTAATTTATTGAAGGTTTCAAATACGTAACGACGGGATGTTTCCAAAACATACCCGTCTTCTTCTTTATAGACCTTAATAGTTTGTTTGTGATCTTCTAGTTCTAGACTTGGAATTTCTACTTCACATGATAGATCATAGTCATCATCCATCTTGAAACCCATATGTCCCAAAGTATCAATTTCATTAAATGCCCAACCATTTGGATTGTCTATGTCAGCAATTTTGTATTTTTGAATTTCTTCAAGTTCGGTATGTACAAAGTTTCTCATCTTAATAGAAGTAGGCTTATAATTAAAATTCTCATTGTTTCTAAGTTGTTTTAAGAATTTAATATTACTTTTATTAATTTCCATGTGTTTGCTGAAATTTGGGTTGTAATTATAGGCCATATGAATTAATTCTATCTATAAAATCGGCTAAGATTTTTGTTTTTTCTGTTCCGTCATCTTCTTCAAATATGCTGCTCAAAGTATAAAATACTTTATCTGTTGGTTCATCAGAATCGTCTGATAGTATTCTAACGAAACAAGCGTAGTTATAAAATCCTTTGTTTTGATTGTTGGTCAATTTCTTGAACACAAACTTTTTGGTAGAATCGTTACTTTGTACTTCAGCGGAAACTTCTCTGGTACTTCTTTTATGAACAAAGTTTGTTTTACCAAATCCAGCAAAGCCATTTTGTTTTGATTGAAAGGTTAACAATTCTTTTTCATCAAATGGAACACCAACGTTTTCTCTCAAAACTTGATCAAAGGGTTTATCAGTAATTTCTTTTGCTTTACTTAATGTATATTCAGAACCTTGTGTTTCAGAGTCTTCTTTTAGTTTCTTAATGATTTCTTTTACTTTTGTGAAATCTTTTACACTACTTGGTTTAATTGTACTAGCCATTTTACGTACTTGTGGTGATACTTTACTTGGTTTAACATCACCTTTTTGTACTCCACGTACTAGTCTGAATAATCTTGCTTGCTTTTCACTTTGTGCTGGCATATACAATAAATATCATTTTTTTTAACATCTGACGATTTTTAATTATATTTATTTATCAAATACATCAATCGTTTGATGTCTACATCTAAATTAAATCTTCTTTGGAGTTCTTCAATAACTTCACCAACAAACAATAAGAAAGGATAGTAATATTATATGAGCGATCTATTAAAGGAAAGCATCGCAGACGCAAAGGCTGTTCGTGAAACAGCAATTGCCAATGCAAAGACCTTTCTTGAGGAAAATTTTGCTAAGAGCATGAAAGAAATGTTTGCAGAAAAACTCAAGGAAGAAATGACAGACGAACCAACAGCCGAAGACCAAGTTGACGAAAACTTGTCAACTTCAAAGATTGGTGGCGAAAAGGGAAATGAAGCTTCTAAGCAACATCCTGTAAAGCCATCCACTTCTGCTAACAAGAACACAACTCCAGCCGGCAAACAAGAGTTTGACGCAAAGTTGGAAGAAGAAGCCGCTGCAGGCGACGAAGAAGTAACCAGCGAAGAACTAGATGAAATTCTAGCTGAACTTGAAGGTGAAGTCGTTAGCGAAGAAAAAGAAACCGAAGAAGACGACGACAAGGAAAAGGTTGACGAAACCGTTTCTGAAGGTGAAGAAGTAAATCTCGATGAACTTCTAGCTGAATTGGAAATGGAAGAACAAAACGTTGATCCAATGGCTGCTGTTCCAGCACCAGCTCCAGCAGCACCAGTTGCTCCAGTTGATCCAATGGCTGCTGCTCCAGCACCAGTAGCTCCAGCTCCTGGCCAAGTACCATCACCATCTGAAGGTGAAGTAACCTACGAAGAAATGGCAGAAGCTCTAGTAGCTATCAATGAAGAAAACGAAGCATTGAAGAACCAATTGAGTGAACACGTAAACACCGTCAAGTATTTGAAGGGTGTTCTCGCAGAAACCAATTTGTTGAATGCTAAGTTGCTATACACCAACAAGTTGTTCAAAGGTAAGGCTCTTACCGAAGATCAAAAGTTGAAGATCATCAACACTTTCGACTTGACCAAGAACATTCGTGAAGTCAAGTTGGCATACACCGTTTTGGCCGAATCATTTAATGCCGGTGGATCAGTTGTTAAAAAGAAGACCAATGCAACTGTAAGTACTATCACCGAAGGTTTGGCAAGCAAACCAGTATCATCAACAAAGCCTGACTCTACCATTGTAGAACCTCAAGCTGATGTGATGACTTCAAGATTCCAAAAACTCGCAGGAATCAAGAAGTAAAATTAGTTTGCGAGTAAAAACCTAAAGATAATAAAGAAAGAAACAAAAATATGAGTATGGACGTAAAGAGTCTATTGACTAACAATATGAATCCACAAGCCAAATTGATGGCTGAAACCCGTGGACTACAATCCAAGTGGGAAAAGACAGGTCTTCTTGAAGGCGTAAATGGCGTTGAGAAGGCACACATGTCAATCCTATTGGAAAACCAAGCAAAGCAACTACTAGATGAAGCTTCTTCAACTGGTACCTCAACCAGTTCCGAACAATGGGCTGGTGTTGCTCTACCATTGGTTCGCCGTGTATTCGCTGAAATTGCTGCAAAGGAATTCGTCAGCGTACAACCAATGAATCTACCATCTGGTCTAGTGTTCTATCTAGACTTCAAGTATGGTTCTGGTAACCACTTGAGCCAAACCCCAGGCACTAGTTTGTTTGGTGGTACCAATTCTGCTAAGTTCGGTTCTACCGACGCAGCAGTAAATGGTCTATATGGTCAAGGCCGTTACGGTTATTCTGAACGTGTAGTAACCAGTTCAGCATTCCAATCTGGAAATTGTACAGTTGCTTCAGCAAGCTGGGCAGATCTACAATTTGCTAGTGAATTCAGTTCATCATTGAGAAGCGGTAACGTCAAGGGTATCTACAAGATTGGTCTAGACGTTAATGATAATACACAAACAAACACCGGAGTTGCTTCTGGTTACGTCTGGAATGTTGACTTGAACGCAGTGCGTTCATTTGGTCTACAAACCACAGGTGATGTTGCTTACACCGTATTGAACACCTACGCAAACGTAGTTAACACCGGTACAATCGCATCACCAAATTACATAATTAACTTGTACGTAAGTCAATCAAGTACAGCTACTACCCCAGCACGTACTCCAAAGTTAAATTACACACTACAACCTACTGATAACCTACGTGGTGACTTCGAAGCTGGTAAGACCGCTGGTGAAGGTTCTGGTAACAGTGCCGCAACAGCAACTCAAAATATTGATACTGATATCAATATTCCTGAAGTAAACTTGGTACTAAACAGCGAACCAATCGTTGCTAAGACCCGTAAGTTGAAGGCTGTCTGGACCCCAGAATTGGCTCAAGACTTGAACGCATATCACTCTATCGATGCAGAAGCAGAACTTACTGCTCTATTGAGTGAATATGTATCTATGGAAATCGATCTTGAAATCCTAGACATGTTGAACGAATCCGTAACTGGTACCACAACCGAAGCTTGGTCTGCCCAAATCGGTACTGAGTTCCAAAAGACCCTCAGCTTCGCTGGTGGTACTACTGGTACTCCAGTTGCTAACTTCACTCGTGTAGTTAACAGCTCACCAAATCGTACTGCTTACGTAAAGAGCACTTGGTTCCAAACTCTTGGTAACAAGATCCAAAAGGTCTCTAACAAGATTCACCAATTGACACTACGTGGTGGTGCAAACTTCTTGGTATGTTCACCAGACGTAGCAACCATCTTGGAATCAATCCCAGGATATGTTGTTAACACCGATGGTGATTCTGCTAAGTTTGCAATGGGTGTTGCCAGAGTTGGTAGCTTCGCAAGTCGCTTCCAAGTCTACAAGAACCCATACATGACCGATAACGTAATCTTGGTTGGTTTCCGTGGAAGCAACTTCCTAGAAACCGGTGCAGTATATGCTCCATATATTCCACTAATCCAAACTCCATTGGTTTATGACCCAACTAACTTCACACCACGTAGAGGCGTAATGACCCGCTACGCTAAGAAGGTAGTACGTCCTGAATTCTATGGTAAGGTTATCATCAGTGACCTAGATACCGTATAATCTGAACGATTAGTAAGTTAAAACAAACCCTCTACCGAAAGGTAGGGGGTTTTTTCTTACATTATTCGAAAAATTCGTTGGTAGATGTTACAACGATTTCTTGCACTTCTTCTTTGAATGATGTACTCTTCAGATATGGCAAAGTTTTATGTTTAAGAGACTTGGTTAACTTTTTATTTTCAATCTTGTTGCTAATGAACTTGATATAACGATGTTTACCACTTTCACGTTTGCGCCAAAATGTTTTGCCTATACGTTCTTTTAGTTTATCTACACTATGTGTTTTCCAACGTGAATATACACTTCTACTATGAATCCAGTCATAATTTGGTGGTCCAACTAAACTTACACTATGGTTAGGTAATATTGCTATATCCACATAATTGTCTCCTTGATATAGAAATCCAGTGGCTTGGTATATGGTTCCTGCGTGTCCAACCTCACTATCGGCATAACTCAGAATACATTTTATTTGTGGATAATCTGTATTTAACATTCTAAAACTTTCAGCTATACAATAGCTTTCTATATTCTTACCATAACCATCTTCTATCCATAAACGTGTTAATTCAAATACGTTATCATTTGTTAATAGTGGACTTATACTTGTACTAGCATTACGTCCAACAGCGTTACCATAAACTAACACCCCAATCAGTTTCGAGTTAAATCCGCCAAAGAAACTACTCTCAACATAATCTTTGTAGTATACTCCATATGCAACTGTACACAATGTCCATTTGTGTGTATAGTGATTCTTTTCTATCATACTTCTTGCAACCTGTTTGCTTATAGGTTGTAAAAAGATGAGTGATGTGTCACAATATGTTTCCTTCATTAAAACATACTATAGTATAACTCCTAAGAACGTCAAGCTATATTAATTAACACAATACATTTAATTCGTATCTTTCAACCAATATATTTATGTTTTGTTCTATTTTAGATACATAATCTATCGTTCCATATTGTTGTAGATTATAGTAGTGGTTATGTAACATTGGTTTAACTAATTTATTCCAGAATCCGGGGGTTTTATGAACCATATCTTCAAATGAATTATACATGTTTATTTTGTTAAACCTTTGATATTCATCAAACTCTTTGTACAATCTCTCTAATTTATCAACGTATAATTCGTCACTCATTTGACTCAACCAATCTGCCAATGCCACACACGCACCTAGTTCATTTAATCCAACATTATAATTTGGTTTGAAATAATCGGTGGTTTTAATCAATTTACAAATTTTGTTCTGTTCTTCTTGAGTCAGTATTTCCGAGAAGTTTTTGCTTACAAACTCACATCCTCTATCCACATGACAATTTATATATTGAGCTCCTGTTCCTAACTTTTCATCTTTGTTTTTTAAGAAACCAATGTCATGATACAACGTTGCGATCACACCACAGAAAAAATTATTTGGATCTTTTGTTATTATAGATTCTTTTACAATACCATCATATATGTCTACAAACACCTCAACGCTTGATAAAAAATGATCTATATTATGATATTGTGTTTTTAATCTATAGTATTGATCATTTCCTTTTACACATAGTTCTATTAAAAACTCATAAAGAAATTTGATTCTAGGATCGGTATGTTTGAATAACCGATTTGACGTTGTGGTAATGTAATCTAATGTGGTATTCATGTTAACTTTTTGATTTTAAGTTTAAGGGTTCATATACCTTCACAGGTATGTCCTTTCCTTTTACCTTGACCTCGACTACATAGTGATAGGCGATATCATCTTTACTTTTTTCATATACGGATTCGGACACTAAAATCTTTGTTTTATAAGTTTTATTAGCCGACTCCAAACGAGACGCTAAGTTAACAGTATCACCAGTGACTGTGTAATTCATACGATTGCTGGATCCAATATTTCCAACAATTACTTCGCCACAATTTATACCTATTCTGGTTTTAAAGACAAATTTCTTTCCTTGAAATTCCCATCTTTTGTTTAATTTATCTATTTCATCACTTATCTTAAGAGCAGTTGCAACAGCTACACTCTCATGATTTTCTATTTTATTAGGAGCATTCCAAAATGCCATTACAGCATCACCTATGAATTTGTCAACGGTGGCACCACTTTCTTCTAAACAATGTACATATACGTCAAAATATTCATTTAAAGATGTAACAACTTCATCCACATCGTTGTTTTCGGATATGGTTGTAAATCCTTCGATATCACTAAACAATACCGTTACGTATGTTTTTTCACCACCGATTTTTGCATCTTTACCTTGAGTTATTAGTTGTTTAACAACCTTATCAGGAACATATTTTGCAAATGATCTCAACCCAGTTTTAACCTTATCAGTTGCATCAATCATATCATTTACTTCACTGATGTTGCTATTGAAGTCGATGTGGCCATCTAAATTTAAATCTCTCAATTTAAGAATTTCATCTCTGACTCTGTAGAGAGGTTTTCTAATTGCGTTAGTCATCCAAATTATAATTGGACATATTAAAATTAACAATGTAAAAAATACACAAGTAAACTTCTTTTTATAATCAACGATGTATTTGTCCGCGTCAACAGATTTAATATCACTACATACAACATAAATTAATTTTCCATTCTTAAATATAGGTTTATAAGCAGATAAAAATGTACCCCACTTATCTGTATAATAATCACTTTCAAAGTATATTTCCTCTTTAGTATTTTTAAACAATTCTTTTAATCCATCGCCAGCATCATCATATACTTCACCCAACTTAGCCTGTTCTGATACATCATCACCACAATCTATTATATAAGTGATATTTGTATCTGTTTGTCTTACTATATAAACAAACTTAATATTTTCTATTTGTTGTTTGATGTCTACTATTTGTTTTCTATAGTTGATAAATATTTCATTTTGTTCTTGTTCATACTTAGTAAAACTATTAATTTCATCTGGGTCAAGAATACTACTGCAAATATTTACAGATGTAGTTAAACTTCTCTTTAAACTATTCTTTGCTATATCTTCTATTGCAAATATCAATAAAAAGAAATAAACAACGCTTACCAATGCCAAAATGAATATGGTACTTGTAGATAACGCAAATCTTAAATTAAATTTAAATCTATTCATAGTGATATCCTCAATCCAAATGAATAAGTGTATACAATACTATTGTCTGGAGAATTAAATGGTTTGTCTATTTCTCCACTAGTAAATAATGTAAAGTGTTTAATTATGTTATAGTCCACATTCATTACTATACCATAATAACCATATCTATTGTCATAATCCGCAGTTCCTACTACTGGTTTGAAATTCAAATGTAATTTTTCAGTAATGTCTTTATTATAATCAAAGCTAATAGTTGCTCTTGGAGTATTATTATAGGTTAGCATACTGAAATATATGGTTGGAGATACTATCCAATCATAACTTAGCGATGTATATGGTTCAAAGTAATGGTCACCTGCGTTATAATAATAGTAATACCAACTACCAACGTCTAAT